ACTCCATAGCTTGAGAGCGTGTAACAGCCTCTTTCTGTTGCAAGATTTGATATTGATTAGGATCACCAATAATACGGCTAGACACAATAGCTGCAGCACGTGCAACGATGTGTGCTTGGATTGGTGCAGGAATACTTTCCCAATCAAAGTACCAAACAATATCTACATAGACAGTCTCTGCTGTCCACTTATAGCTATGTGCTTTCTTGTCGTAAAGCTTACCTCCACGGAAGATAGCATCCTTTTCAATGTTCTCAGGGTAACCACCATTCAGGTCCATCTGAAGAACATCGTCTGCAATCCTGATCTCATTGTTAGAATCAGGTGTAATTTTATAATCGTATTCAGTATTAAAAGACCAGCCTTCTGCCTGTACTTCACGTGACACTTCTCTCAGGGTGTTGAGTGCAATCGCAACGTCCGGGTTGGTTTGAGTTTCAACTCTAGTTGTAACCTTGTTTTGCGTTAGTGCTTGTGATGCAATAGTCTGTGAGATATTAATCGTATAAGTATATGTCACAGGGGTAGTAGCTTGCTGCACACCAGCAACTGCAATAGAGGTACCAGTAGCTACACCTGTACCACCAATATATGTACCAACAGGAATGTTAGCCTCTTCAGTGGTTAGAGTAGTACCAGAAATAGAACCTACAAAACGGTCTACCTCATTGATTACAATAGTTTCTTCAGTTGTCAACGTAGTAACAGGCGCCTGACCAACTGACGCCAGGATCTGATTAACAGCTTTAAGCTCAGTGGAGCCAGTAGTTAGGTAAGGCATAATTGATAATGAGTATTATTCTCAATAAAGAATTAAAAAAAAGGAGCCTCCGAAGAGACTCCCATATTAAATGAATCAGAATGCAGCAGGCTTGGTAGCGGTGCCAGCAAACAGTTCCACAGCAGCAGCGGGATTCAGGTAGTCAGCACCCATGGCGAGACGACCCAGGATCACGTCACCCTGGTAGATGGTGGACACGTCGCCACTGGTGACTTGCACCTGAGGAGCGATAGCTTCCACACAACCAGCGGCTTCACGCTGGAAGATCAGACCGCAGCTGTTAGCAAATTCGGTCTCTTCACCGTACTCGTTGTTGATACCGGTAACATCGTTAGCAGCATCCTCAAGAGCTTCAGACACGAACGAACCGGTGTTACCAGGATCGGTAGTACCGGGGTTAGTGGCAGAGCCAGTACCATACTTGGTACCGTACTGAGAGAAGAACGGAATGTTCATGGACTTGTAGATCTTGATACCAGCGATCTCAATGATGCCGTTGCCGCTTTGCAGCGCGGTACCTTGAGTATCACGGTTCACCAATCCGTTAGTACCGATCGCTTGGATCAGTGCATAGTATTGGCGAGGGTTCAGAACACCCACACGTCCGTCTTGAGACACACCCTTTTCATCCAGTGCAGCGGCAGCATCATAGAATGCGTTAACCAGTGCAGAATCATCATAAGCATCAGAAGCGTTGGCAGTAGCACCAACACGGATCTGAGTACCACCGGGCTCAACATAGCTAGCCTTGGTGATAGGAGAAGCGGCACGTGCACCACGAGTGATAGCACGGAAGATCAGACGGTCATACTTTTGAGCAAGAGCGTAGCCGATCTTACGGGAGATCTCAGAACGCATGTCATAATGAGCCAGAGTCTCATCGAGATCATACAGGAATGCACTGGAGATCAGCAGATCATCAACCGTGATGGTCTTCTCGGCCACCGGAGGTGCACCGTTGGAATCACCCAGGATGCTGTTACCAGGAGTATGGTACTCAGCCTTGGTGTGACCCGTGTAGATGAACTGGAGAGACTTACCATTGGTCAGCGTACGACGCATAACCAGATCGCGGGCAATAGCATTATGCTGGAAGCCTTTGAACATTTCTCCACTGAACAGTTTCAAGTAGAGAGCGCGGGCATCACCCGTCGCGTTAGATTGACCCGGGCGAGTAAGCTGCGCCGGGTTTACAGAAGATTGAAAAGCCATTGTATAAAGTTAAAATTTATGTAACCTAGCTTCAAACGTTTGAAAAAATTTTTGTGGTCTATTCCCACCGTCTAGACGGCTAGAGGTATCGGCGTACCGGCTCTAACCAATGCAAGGGAGGTCCGACTCTGAGGTGCCTCCCAAGCTTTTTACAGAAGGCCGTTAAGACACTTCTTTTGTGCACGGCATTCGGCTTTCTTATCACCGCAATGACCGCACCGTTTAAATACAACCTCGGTATCGCCTGGCATCATCGGAGTGACGTTAGCTGTAACCTTATTAGATTGCATTGTTTTAGCACTTTTACGAGCTGGCATAATTAGTTAAGAACAGTTTTTTTATATGCTGTGCCACGATAGCAAAGCTTCAACTCTTTCTCCTCGCGGAGCATTTTGTTGTAAGCATTGATGATGTAGCGCTTTTCGAGATCAGACATAGTTCGTACAGGATAAACCTAAGCCCCGTTCCATGCTTAGGCAACATGCGTCCCGATGGGATGAACGTACGAATTAATTAGCCGATTGCTGGTGCAGTCAGTGCGACAGGAGTTGTCTCAGCTGCTGCCAAGTCCAGCGGGAAGTTGTGAGCATTGCGTTCATGCATGACTTCCATACCAAGACCAGCTCGGTTAAGGATGTCTGCCCACGTATTAATTACACGACCTTCACGGTCTTGAATAGACTGGTTAAAGTTAAAACCATTTAGGTTGAAAGCCATGGTAGATACACCAAGAGCAGTAAACCAGATACCAACAACAGGCCAAGCTGCCAAAAAGAAGTGGAGACTACGGCTGTTGTTAAAAGAAGCGTACTGAAAAATAAGACGACCAAAGTATCCATGAGCGGCGACAATGTTATAGGTCTCTTCTTCTTGACCGAACTTGTACCCATAGTTTTGACTCACTTCCTCAGTCGTTTCTCTAATAAGACTAGAAGTAACCAGGCTTCCGTGCATAGCACTAAACAAGCTCCCACCAAACACGCCGGCAACGCCAAGCATATGGAACGGATGCATAAGAATGTTATGTTCAGCCTGGAATACGAACATATAGTTGAAGGTTCCGCTAATACCAAGAGGCATAGCGTCTGAGAAAGATCCTTGACCAAAAGGATATACAAGAAAAACAGCAGAAGCAGCGGCAACAGGTGCACTGTATGCCACAAAGATCCAGGGACGCATCCCTAGTCGATAGCTAAGTTCCCACTCTCGTCCCATGTAAGCATAGATGCCAATGAGGAAGTGGAACACGACAAGTTGGAATGGACCCCCGTTGTAGAGCCATTCATCAAGTGTAGCAGCTTCCCAAATTGGGTAGAAGTGTAGTCCGATGGCATTGCTGCTCGGAACGACGGCTCCCGATATGATGTTGTTTCCATAGAGGAGGGAGCCTGCGACGGGTTCACGGATTCCATCAATGTCAACAGGTGGCGCTGCGACGAACGCCGTAATAAAACAAATAGTAGCGGCGAGCAGGCACGGAATCATCAAGATACCAAACCAGCCAACGTATAGACGGTTGTTAGTGGACGTCACCCAAGCGCAGAAGTCTTCCCACGATGAACGTTGAGAAGAAATTACAGAAGTTGCCATAGTCAATTAAATAAGATTGCCGACCCACCCACCACATATTCAATTAGAACTTATACTTAGCTCCGACCTTAGTGCCGTAGCCATTCTCATCACCAGTAATGAATGAGACTTCACCATAAACAGACATGTTCTCCGACACAGCGTAAGAACCACCTGCTTTACCGGACAGCTCAACATCACCATCTTCACCATCCATTTGGATCAGAGCGGGACCACCCTGAACATACCAGTTAGCACCTTCGTAACCGACGTGAACGTCAGTCACAGTACCTTGATAGTCAGAGCCAGTGTAGCCAGAGTTGGCTTCCACGTTTGCGTAGGGACCAGCAATAGCGCCTTGAGCGCAGCCGAGGAGGAAACCGGCAGCAATAATAGATTTCATGATAATAAGAATAGAGGTTTACTTTTTCTTAGCAGTCTTAGCTGCTTTTTTAAATTGTGCGGCAGTAGGTGCTCCCTTGCTGCCAGCTGAGCGCATCTTTTCTCCACTACCAGCGGCGATCCGCTTGCGCTTGGCGTGGATGTTAGCGTAAAGACCAGGCTTAGCCATTACTTTTTGTAGCCTCCGCCTTTACCGCCTTTCTTTTTACCGCAAGCCATTACCAAATACCAGGGATAATTTGTCCAGTGATTGCATAAGCACCAAGAGCCGCCATGACGCCAAGCATAGCAAGACGACCATTAAGCTTCTCAGCCTTTTCATTGTGGGTTTCAGTTACGTCCATAATAGTCATAGTTGGTTCGATTGCATAGAGGTTTAGACGACCCCGTTCTTCAGTAACAGTAGTCATCAGAATTGAACATCAGAGTTTTCAAGACGGCGCATCAGGTCAGCCCTGTACGCCGGGTCACGATCATAGCGTGGATCGCTCATGGCTGCAACCAATTCAGCTTGACTCTTGAAAGAGTCGTCGGTATCAGCTGCGCCACGCCCTGTAAGCGTCTGACCATCAGAGCCTACAGAGTCATTGAAGCGTGCCTGCAAGGCTTGGATAGCATAGTAGATAGCGTTAGCGTTACCAGAACCCATCAC